TTAAATGGTTGGAGTGGTTAGGTGCTGAGTTTCAGGATTGTCAGTTCCAAGGGTATCTGTCATTTGTATTAGAGAGGAAGTAATTATATGTGTGTACCATTAGCAGCAGTATCCGCAGGGATAGGAGCATTAAGTTCTGGAGCACAGGCTATAGGTGCTAGGCAACAAGCTCGTATGCAGTACCAAGCACAGCTTCAACAGAATGAGATGCAGCGTCGGTTACAAGCACAAGCATCAGCAGCGGAACAGCAGAGGGCATTACGTCAGATGACAGGAGAGCGTCTGCAACAAGCACAACAATTAGAATCTTTAGGTAGGGAAGAAAGAGAAATAGCATTAAAAGCACAACAAGCTATATCAAGGACAGCTGAGGACCCTACAACGGCAGCTTCTAAACAGATGGAATATTTTGCGAATTTAGGTTCTAGGAGAGAGTCGTACAATAGGCAGCGGGAGCTAATAGATGTAGGTAAAGGTTTTGCTTTAGAAGATATTGGACTAGGTTCTCAACAACGTCTTATAGGAATTAATCAACCTATAATGGACCCAATACGTCCTAGAGGACTTGGTATATCTGACGTGTTAAGCGTAGCTAGTGGAGGTCTTCGTGGCTATCAAATGGGACAACAGTTGTCTGGTGGAATGGGCGGAGTAAGTACAGATATTAATCCCCCTGAAGGCCCTGTAAGAATAGGCGGAAAAACTTATAATTGGGAACCCGTTAACGTAACATGACACGATCAGTTAGACAACTTCAACCTACTATAGGTAGTCTCGGTAGTTACGGTATTGCCCAACTAACAGCCCCTAGAGTACCTGTACCACAGACTAATAATTTATTAGAACTAGCTAAGGGTTTGAATGTAGTTTCTGATATAGTTACTACTTACGACCAGATAAAACAAACACAAAGCAGACAACAAGCTGCACTTGAGAAAGCTAGGGCGTTAAAAGGTAAAGAGCGTAAGGCATACGAAGAGGCTCTGATGACGGAAGGTGCTACGCAGTTTGATTTAGACCCCGGTGGAGTTTCTAGGCAAATGGAAGCTTACGAAAGAGAAGTCAGGAAATTGACTGAAGAAGGTAAGATGCCTCCGCAAGCTAATGCGTTGTTCATGTTAGGGGCGAAGCAAGCAAAGGGACAAGTATTAGCTAAGAGTGTTTACAGGGAGATGCTGTTTAATCCACAGACTATATCTGAAACAATATCACCTGAAGAAACTGTACTACAGAAAAGACAAGAACTGTTTAGTCGTCCCGAATTTCAATCGGAGTTAGTAAAACAAGCTGCTTTAGAAGAAATAGAGAAAGTAGAGCAAGACTTTATTAAAGATGTAAACGCTAGGTTTGATGCTGTTGATATAGAAGACGGTAAAAATAATTGGCTAGGAATGGCTGAGAGGGATTTCAATCAATTCTTGACGGGAGATATTGATATAAATGATAAATCCTTAAATGAGTGGGTAAACCATACATCAGGTATCTTTAAAGGGTCACATAAACACGCCTTAGATAATTTAATGAAACCCGCTTTAATGAACCTAGTCGAGTCTGGCGGTTCTGTTATTGCCTTAGATAAACTAGACGCAATAGAAGGTTGGGTTATAAACCCTAATACTGGTGCTAAGTTTGTAAACGCTGAATTAAAAAACAATATAGACACACTTAGGCGGGATATAGAGAGTAAGGGTTCATATTATCAAACAAAAGCTACGGAACTTTATAATAAAAATAAATCTAAAGTAATTGATCCATACATAGCTGAAGTAAAAGAAAAACTTAATAACGGGGATTTTAGTGATTCCTACTTTGAAGAATGGATAGATAGATTAAGAACCGAAGGTAGTGAATCTAGCGTAAGTAAAAATGATGTTGAGCAAACTGTTATTGATATGCGAGCATTGGCGGATAAGAGTTTCTTTAATGCTGATTCAACTATTGAGACTAACCCAACAGTGTGGAGTACATTACAAGCTGACTTAGACAAAGGTTTAGACGTACTAGAGGACGCACAAGATGCTCACGAAAGGGGTGATTTATCTTTTGATGATCTTAAATCCATACAAAAACTTAACGGAGATAGTGATAGATTTAATAAGGAAGTAATGGAGGGTATTTCCGCTGTAAAAGTATTGACTGAAAGTTTTAGGAATCAATTCAAAGATACAAGATTAACTGAAGAAATGCGTATAAGTGGTATTAGCCCGGCTACAACAAACGCTATTAAAGATATAACTAAATTAAACGCACACCCAAACACATTAGCTTCGTTAAAAATTAGAGGGATGATGGCTTGGAGGACTAAGCTTAAAGAAATAAGGGACAGTATAGTAAAGGCTAATCCAAACATTACACCACAACAGTTAGATGAAGTTATAACAAACCAATCAATAGATTTATACGAATCATTTAATGAAGATTATAAAAATACATTACTAAGTGAACTAAGGACTGGTAAGTATATAATAGATGCATCTAACGAAACTATAACTGTTGAAGGGTTAGATAAAGCTATAAAAGGTATTGAAACAGGAAACACTTCGCTAGTTGATGAAAAGATAGAAGATTTAATTAAAGACCTAGAGTTCCCAGACAACTTAGAGGAACGGTTACAGTTTCTTCGGGCTTACAAAGATAAAATAAAGTAATGGCTAAAACAATCGCAGAACTAATTGAGGAACAAAAAGCTTTTGAGGAGTCTAGGCGTAAAGGTTTACCTTTAGCTGATTCATCCTCTACCCGTGCTCCTAGTGAGTTGTCAACAGCAGGTGTTATCAAACAAGAAGATGAAGAAGATGGTAAGTATTTAAGATTAGCTGAGTCAATAGCAGGTGAGGTAGGAGGTGGAATAGCCCTAGCAAAAGCTACTACTCCGCTTTTAGGTTTAACGCCTCTTCCTCCTGTAAATATTGGTGCATATATAACTGCAAATGCTTTAGGTAATTTAGGTTTGAATTATTGGGCACAAAGCCACAGAGACCCCGACGCAGAATACTCACCAGAAGAAGGCATAGCTACAACAGCCATTAACTCAATAACACCGTTAGCTGCTTATAAAAAAGTATCTCAGTTATCTAGGTTAAAGCAAACAGGCGTCGCTGCTGCTGAAGGTACTGCAATGGCCTTTACTGAGGATTTGTTACGACAAGGCCTAGAGATCGGCACGGGTAAAAGAACAGACGGAATCAGTGTACAACAACTAGGTTTTTCAGGTGCTGCTGGTTTACTTTTTGGGGGAGGGATGGGTTATTTAACATCAGGTAAGAACTTTCATAAGTTAGGCACACCTACTAGTGATGTGGTTAAGATGAAGAAAGTAGCTGAAGTTAACGCAGCTAAAAGAATTTCATCTATAGATAGTATGCTGGAAAACCCTGAAGTCACAGGTGAGTACAGGGATTTGTTATTACGAGAGAAAAAAGAAATTAAAGAAAGCATTGAAACTATCAGAACGGGGGATAAAGAATACTTAGATGGTTTAAGAGCAGAAGCTACTAAAAAAGAGCAAGAACATAGACAAGCTATTGTTGATAGAATAAGAAAGCTAGAAGAACCACAAGTAGGAGAAGGTACAGTACTTAGGCCTAAAGAAGAAGTTGAAGTAACACCGAAGGAAAAAGAGGGCGTATCTAAAGCTTTTATTGAATACGATGAAAGCACTAATCCTGAGTACATAGGGTCAATGGAAAACCCGCATTATAAAAACGTAACTGTAGGCGAAGAGGGTTATGAATACGGTGCGTACATGAATGAGGCGGGTGAAATTATAGATTTAAGAGCCGACACTCCCATTCGCATTGATAAAACTTTAGAAAATTTAGACGATGATGCGTTGGAAGAAGCACTCCGCGTGAAAAAGAATGACTTAGAGGATTTAGAAAACTGGGAAGACGACAGTAAAATTCCTAAAGGGGATCTTGAAAAAATAATAGGGTTACGCTCAGAGGTTGAGGCATTTGAGTTAGAAGATTGGAGACGTAATGTTGAGTGGAGGGCGGAAGATTTAGTAAAAGACCCCGAAGCTATAAATGATCCTTTTAATGACCTATTCGGTAAGGTTTGGGACCAAGTTAAAATAGACAATGACATGGCGAATGTTAAAGTTGCTATGGCGTTTGAAGCTATTAAAAAGAAGGGTTTAGAGAATCAATTTAAAGATTTCCTTAAAGCACAACAAAGATCACTAGGTACGCAAGTAGAAGCTGAAGATGCTGAGTTTTTGTTTAGAAACCAAATGGAGAAGGCTGTAGCTGCTTATAAAAAGTTTTCTCAACCACAACCTAAACCTGAAGCTGCACCTAAACAGATCGCAGCAACAACCGCAGAAAAAGCTGTAGAGCCAGAAGTAGCACCGCAACCTTCTCAACCTACGAAACTTACCAATGAGCAAAAGATGCAAGCGTTGGAAAGAATGGGCATGAGTGATGAAGACTTGTCTAAATTATTAGAGGGTAAGAGTCAAATTATACCACTAAACTTATCTGCTTTTACTACAGATGAAGGCGTACAAAGAGCTATGGCTGGGGTGCTTGAACAGTTAAGCGATAAGATAAAGACAAGTCGTGTTAAGACTGATAAGGAATCTCTAATAAAACAAGTAACAGCCTTAAGAAAGAAACTTGACCCTGAATTAGATGAAGCCAAGTTTGTTCAACAAATAGCTAAAGAGTCAGAAGATATTATATTTAAAGCAGCTTTAGCTGACAGTTTGACCTTTTCCGCTTTTGATAATTTAAGTAAAAAACTTGATGCTAATACAGATTTAAATGACCCTGCTGTAGCTTTAGAATTAATGGCAGAGTTAAACAGGTTGCAGTTATTAGCAGAAGGATCAGCTGTTATATCAAGCTCTTCAGGTAAATTATTACAGAGCAGAAAGGTAGCTAGAGATCAAATGGCTGCGAATATAAACACGATAGATCGTAAAGCTACAAAAGCTGAAAAAAACTTAGTGGAAGAACTTATTAAGTATCCAGAAAAGTTAAACCCTAGTGAAATTAAAAAGGAACTAGAGAAACTAGGGGGCTTAAAAAATGTAAAAGCTTTCTTAAGTGAGATAAAATTAGTAAAAGACCCTCATAAACTAGGTAAATTGTTAGAAATAAGTAAGAGGTCAACAGGTGAGAAGTTTGGTAGAGTAGGAAAAGAATTAATTTATGATTTCGTTTTAAGTGCACCTCCTACGCAAGCTGCTGCTGCTAGTGGAAACGCTATGATGACTCTTTATTCGTTAACAACCCAAGGAGTAGGGGGACTAGCTACGGGTAATTTAGAGCAGACTAGAATGGCTCTAAGAACTACTAAGTATTTGTTATACGGAATAGATGACGCTTTTCAATCGGCAAGATTAGCTGCTGCTAATTCCCAAGGTTCCATGTCTTTAAATAACCACTACGAGAAGATAGGTGAAAAAGCTTTAGCTATGGAGTCTACAGGGCTATCTGGTCCTATAGGAGAAACTGTTGAAAATATGGGAGAACTTTTTAATTTTGGACCTAAAGGTTTAGTATTTCAAGATGAGTTCTATAGACACTTATTTGGTAAAGCTCAAGCTCGTGCATTGTTAGCTGAAGAATATAAACAATTAGTTAAAAGAGGTGAAGCTCCCGTAGGTCAAATAAAAGATTACATGGAGTCTAGGTTAGCTAGGTACTTCGTTGACGGTAAGAGGTTTAAGACAAAAAACGATGTAGAGATGGAGGCTTTAGCGAAAGCTAGGGAACAAGGACTAAGTGTTGAAGAATCTAAAAATTTCTTAACTGAATATGTTAGAGATAACTGGACGAATAAACTGTCTAGTGAAATCGAATACATGAAAGACTTCGGTGATAAAATAACATTCCAAAGAGAACTAAGTAGTGACTATGGTGTATTAGAATCAGGTGCTACAAAACTAGGAGAATTAAGACAGCAGAGTTCCGTATTAGAGTTGGTTCAGTTGTTCTTGAGAACTCCCACTAATATGTTCATGGAATTAGGTGGAACGCTTAGCGGTGGTCTTATGATACCGGGGATGAATAAGATTACATTCAAAAGAACATTAGAGGAATTAAGAAGTGACAACCCGTCTATCAGGGCACAAGCACGAGGTAGGCAAGTAGTGGGTGCAGGTTTATGGGCTTCTGCTTTATACTTAGCTGATCAAGGAATAACGACTGGGGCTGGTCCTCAAGATTATAAAGAGAGAGCTACTAAAATGAGTACAGGCTGGCAACCACACGCTTTCAATGTATCTGCTCTTAAAAGATATTGGGATACAGGTAATTCAGAAGGAGATAAAATGGGGGATACTTATTTACCGTTAAGTCGATTAGGTTCTATAGCTGATGTATACGGTATAGCTGCTACGGCATTAAGGGCTTCAGAAGATAACTCGATGCCTGATGATTTGAAAGGACAAGTAATTAGTTCTGCACAATTAGCGTTGACTACTCTAATAGGGGATAAAACTTACTTAGCTAATATAAGTGAATTAAATGACGGCTTGTTTAGAGGTAAATGGGAAGAAGGTGGTAAGAGTGGTACTAATGCTTTATTTAATGCTGTTAATAGAATGACTGTTCCTTCTATTATGAAAGCTGCTGCTCAACTAAATGATCCGTATTTAAGGCAGATAAATGAACCTATGGAGCAGTTTAAAATGGCTTTTGCTAAAACTCGTAGGGAGTTAGACCCTAAGAGAGATGAGTTAGGAATACCTAAACCAGCTTCTCAATACGATGCAGTAGGACAAGCCGTAAACTATCTAAGCCCGATGCGGGTAGAAACTTTAAGGTCATCTAAAGCGACTAAAAAAGATGTTGAGGCGGGAAGAGCTTCTAAAGTAGGCGAGAAGTTATTTACTAAAGAAGATGAAGCTAGAATGATTTTAGCAGAAATCGGAGGTCGTTTTAAGTTCAGCCGTCCTGATGATGGAGTTCCCGGTTTAAATTTAAAAAAATTAAAAGTACAGAAAGATTACGGTTTTGGATTAGAACAAACTTTGTATGATCGTTGGCAGCAAATATTTTCAGAACTAAAACCAGCTGATGCAGTAATCAAAGCTTATAATAGACCTAAGTATCAAAGAATAGGCATAGTGCCGAAAGGTTCTCCTATAACTAATGCTAGGCAGGTCGCAATAGAAGCAGAACTACGTGCACTAAGAAATAAAGCTTTAGGTCAGTTAGTAAAAGAAAATCCAGAACTAAAAGCACAGTACTACTTGTTAAGAGACTTGACTAGAAAAGTTTTAATAGAAGGAGAAACAGCCCCAAGAAAAGTAGTGGCTGATGAATTAACCCCGCTACTAGACTAAGGACTTGCTCTTCTCTCTCAATAATTAATAATATATATCATCATGGCTAACACCTACGTAGATTTCCCTCCCGCTACAGCCGGGGACACAGACTTCGCCTTTACTTTTCCTTATTTAGAAGATGAACACATCAAGGTAGAGATCAACGGAGTAAACACAACTGCCTTTACTATCGTTACTACACCAACCCAAAAGGTCGTCTTAGACGTAGGTGCTACAGCAGGTGACCAAGTAAGAGTACGCAGACGCTCCGCTCCTAACGTGAACCTTGTAGACTTCGTGAATGGTTCTGTATTAACGGAGGCTGAGTTAGATTTATCGTACCGTCACAACCGTTACCTAGCTGAAGAGATTGCAGAGTTGAACGATCAATCGTTACAGGTCGAAAACGGAGGTACACAGTGGGACGCTAAGAGCTTACGCATTAAGAATGTAGGTACTGCTACAGATACTACAGATGCGGTAACGAAGGTATATGTTGATAACAAAGTTGCTCAGGTATCCACGGGTGCTACACAACCTCCACTCAAGTGGGTATTCTCTGCTATCTCTGGAACTAATAATACTTACACAGTTACAGGAGCTGAAGTCTTAGGAGATACAGCTTATGAAGTAAGTATTGACGGACTGATTAAAGAACCAACTGTTGAGTACACCGTAGACCCAAGCACTGATACACTCACCATTATCCCTAACATGACGGGAAGTGAAGACATAGTTGTTATTCAACGTGGGTTTGGAGTAGCGATTGCAGGTACAGTAGGTACTAACTCTTTAGTTGATGGTAGTGTTACAACGTCTAAGTTAGCTAGTGGTGCTGTTACATCTGATAAGATAAGTACAACTGATACCAACTTCAATGTACAGTCGGACGGTAAAGTGGGTATTGGTACTGCTAGTCCTGATTCAAAAGTGGAAATCGTGTCATCTACCTCTGCAAGTATCATCGAAGTGTCGAGTACATCATCTAATAACGGAGGTTATATAAAAATCAACGGCTCAACTGAAAGTGGAGTGAGTGGTGATGTTTTTATCGGTAACGCAGTCCCTCTTATTTCTAGTGCTCCCAACGAAGCAGGGGCGATTAGAACAGCAGGACCTTTAATTTTTGGTATAGGTGCCGTCGAAAAAATGCGGATTGAATCAACTGGTCTCGATGTAACTGGAGACTTAAACATTACAGGTGACTACAAAGTAAACGGTACGAACTTACAGACTGTACCTACTGGAACTGTATCGGCTTTTGCTGGTAGTGCTGCTCCTACAGGTTACGCTTTGTGTGACGGTAGTGCTGTAAACAGGACTACTCAAGCTGCTTTGTTTGGTGTCATAGGTACGACTTATGGGGTAGGTGATGGTTCTACTACTTTCAATCTGCCAGACCTAAGGGGTCGTGTCGTTGCTGGATTTGGTGAAAGTTTATTAGGTGCAACTGCTGATACACTTGGTGAAGATAATGGTCTTATTGCTAATACGAAGACACACACCCTGACCGAAGCAGAGATGCCTAGTCATAACCACGAAGCTGGTAACTTTAAAGGGGTAAATACAGGTAACGCTATTTCGAGGCATTTTGGGGTTGGTTCAACAAGTGTTAATGTTCCGTACTTTAGCGAGTTCGGTAGTAGTCAGCCGTCAACAGATTCGTCTCTCACTTCATCAGTTGGAGGCGGCTCCGCACACAACAATGTCCAGCCTACCATCATCCTTAACTACATTATTAAAACTTAATCGATGATCGACTCCTTCTCTAGCCTTATCAACACCGCATTCGTCATAGGTCTTGGCGTCATAGGGTGGATTGTTAAACGTGTTATTGAACGCTTAGACATCGGAGATAAACGACTTACTAGGATAGAGGTAGAGCTTGCTACTCAACGAGAACGAGACGCTGCCGTGGAAAATAGAATAGGTAAAGTAGAGACTGCCATCCATGAGATGCACAACAAACTTGACCGTATGATGGAGATATTAGTTAAACGATAATGAGCTTATATAAAAACATTAACAAACGTAAGAGCTTAGGCATTAGCCGTAGTAAAAAGAAGTCAACCATTACTCCTAAAGCTTACGCTAATATGAAGCGTGGGTTCCCTAAGAAGAAGTAACTATGCCTAAGTCCGTTTCACTATCTATCGGTAGAGGTGAGAAGTCTCGTAAGGGTGGACTCACTGCAAAGGGTAGAGCTAAATATAACAGAGCTACAGGTTCTAACTTAAAAGCCCCGCAACCCGGAGGAGGTCCTCGTAAACGTTCCTTCTGTGCTCGTATGAGCGGTAACAAAGGACCAATGAAGGACAGTAAAGGTAGACCTACAAGAAAAGCTTTAGCGTTGCGTAGATGGAAGTGCTGAGATGCTTCGACGAACAGTACAGAAGGTTAATCCGTTATCAGCACAATCACGCACGCTGGCATTAACCTCTGCTTCAGATTTACAGCAACTAAAGAGCGACTTTCAATCGGATAAAGCAACACAAGACAGTAAGATTTCAACACTAGAAACAGATAAGATAAGTAAAGATACACAGATGACGGCACTAGATACCAGAGTAACAACAATGGAGGACTCAGCTACAGGTATTGTTGACGGTGGTCGTGCAGATGTACAACACTTAGAAGCTACTAATATAAACGGAGGTAGTGCATCGATATGAGTGTAAGAAGAATATTTTTAAGACGGGACACCGCAGCTAATTGGTCAAGTGAGAATCCTGTACTTTCCGTTGGGGAACCAGCCTTTGACACCACCAATCAGATATTAAAGGTAGGTAACGGGACAACTCCGTGGAACTCGCTTGCACAATTTCAAGGACCAACGGGGGCGACAGGCCCAGCGGGTGCGGATGGCGTGGATGGGGTTGACGGTCAGGACGGCATACAAATAAACACCTACACAAAAGCCAACCTACCGCTTAACGCGACTGCCGGAACAAATGCCTTAGTTACTGACGGTACGATTGGCGGTACGCCTACGATGTCCTACTTTTATAACGGAGTATGGTACAGAACTTTCGATAACTCGGTAATTAGTAATAAGACAATCGATTTATTTATCTTAGCTGGTCAATCGAATGCACATGGTTCGGCAGATGTATCTGATCTTACATCAGGACAAGCGACTCAAGACGGCTTATTCTATACCTCTTGGCATGACTCTACAAGCAACGCAGAAACCACACAGAACTATTCTAGTTGGGCGACATCGCTGGTAGCTGGAAGCACACGAGGGGATAGTAATAACTTGGTGAACTCACCCAACTTCGGCCCTGAGCTTGGATTTGTTAGTCGAGCCAACGCAATCAATTTAACAACTCAACCAATCGGTATTCTTAAATACGCAGTTGGTGCTTCACAATTAAATGCTGGGGATGCGAACTTTTCGGATTGGGGCACCACAGCAACAGGAAGTCGAGAAGGTGACTGCTATCGTGGATTACTCTCTGCACTATCGGATGCCACTACCAAGTTAACAAACGCTGGATACTCATGGAACTTTAAGGGTATGATATGGTGGCAAGGGGAGAGTGGTGCATCTGTTAGTGGATTAAATACTTTTATCGCAGCAGTAAGAACGGTGCTAGGTAATTCCTACGGAGTATCGAACACATCACAGTTCCCTGTTGTAATAACAAAGATTGGATACGGTACAGATTTAACTCCTGTAGCTAATGCTGATGCTTATGTAGGAATTGTGGATGCTGCGACCTACGGACATAGTGCTTCTCAAAACCATGTAGGTGCTTCAGCCGATGGTAGTTCTGATACAACAGGCAACGGAGTAAACGATATGTTTGATATCGGTGAAGCGTTTGCAGATAAGATGCAGTTAGCTATATCCGGTTCCACTAACGCCGCTTGGAATCCATCTTCAATCACTACTCGTCTGTGGTTAGATATGGACGATCAGACAACTTTTACTTCGTCTAGCGGTAATGTCACAGCGATTGCAGATAAGTCAGGTAACAACTACACCTTTAATGCCGCTGGAGGTAGTACGCTTACAGCCGTAAATACGGCACAGAATAATAATAACATACTTAGGTTTGACGGCAACTCGGATGCGACTTCTTACACAGGTGTAGGGTTTAGTTCTACTGCGGTACATAAGTGGTTCTTTGTAGTTAAAGTTACAGCGTCCGATAATCACGATGCTCTTGTAACATTCACTAAGAGCAATCCTACACTACAGATGATTATGTTTAACATGAGTGGGGCGGGTGTGTTCTCAGGTGATTGGTATATGAACCCCGGTACAAGTTTGACAGGCAATTCAACCAACCTGTTAAACCAATGGGTTATGTTGTCTATTGAACTGGATGTACCTAACACTAGAGCCACAGCTTCTTTAAACGCTACCGCCTATAACACCAATGTTAATCAATCAGGTTTGTCCACAATGGGTACAGGTAGTATTCGATTGAACGATTATCAAAACAACGCAGACTCCGATTGGGGTGAGGTAATATTTACAGAAGATGTAACTCAATCCAACTCCGACAAGATCGAAGGATACCTAGCACACAAGTGGGGACTGACAACAGACCTACCGTCTGCCCATCCGTATAAAACCCAAGCACCATAAGATACCATGTTAAGTCATAAAGAAGGAAGTAAGCTACACGATAAGATAGCAGACGCATATCGTAACAGTATAGATATCATGGACGAACACGGAGAGTACAACGCTGCTCTTCTCAACGGTGCTCGTCAGTTTCTGAAAGATAACAACGTTACTATGGACAGTGGTTTAGGTACACCCTTACAAGCGTTGAATAATCAAATAGAAGCGTTACCCTTTGAAGAAGAACAACATCGAGATACCGCCCAAGCTCAAGGACTTTAGAAACTTTCTATACCTAGTTTGGAAACACCTTAACCTACCAGACCCCACACCGCTTCAATACGACATCGCTGAGTACCTGCAACACGGTCCAAAGCGGTCTGTTATA